ACACCTAGACTAACTATTGTTTCTGTTAACTTACCAACTAAAGTTTCTTCTGCTAGTTCATCGAAAGGATTAATATTATCAAAGAATACTTCTACATCTGCTGCTGTATCTGTCCCTGCGCCAAGATCATAAAGAGCTGCGCCAAGAGAAAAAAATCCTTCTGGTATTTTTATAAGACCAGAACCAATACCAGCTACAAAACTTTTAGCTCCTTGATATTTTTCTTCTTTCTCATTAGCTAATCCTGATGGATCAGGACGATCAATCAAATTAGGAACAACGATAGCCATTTTAGAAAGAGAAGACTTCTATGTCTTGTAAAATAATAAAGTCACTTTTGTTAGGGTCGTCGCTAAAAGTTAATGTTTTTTTCTTTTTATCTCTCAGCGATGAATCTTTTGGTATGCCCATAAAAATTTTACCAGTTTCACTATCTTGAAATTTAAATCCCTCACCAAGATTATATTGTTCAGTTATTAATTTTTTATCAAAGTTTCCATCCTCTGCTACAAAGTTATTTAGGTCCAATAATAAACTTTGTGGTATGGAGCCTGAGGCTCTTGCTGCCTGAACATTGTTAGGTATAGTTTGAGCGTCTTGTGCACTTACAAATCTATCAAAGCTTGTCACTTTTTCCTCATCATTTAATAAATTTTCGTACACTGCAAATGCTTCATTTATAGGTATATTTTGAATCCTAGCAATATCTCTTACAGATTTACCTATGGTGGATAAATCCCCTTGATTGTCTATTTCTTTTAGAAGCTGTGCTTCACCAGATTCTATGGCTGCTAATTCAATGGCTCTCTCATCTTTTGCTGCATCTCTAGCTAAAGCTGCAAAAGTTTGTAGTGGGTCTGTTGCAGACTTTGCAATTTTTTCTGCAAGATTACCACCACGAGCAGCCGCTAAATTTAAACCAAACTGTGCTAATTGTAAAAACCCTTGTTGTTTTAACTGTTCTTTCGGATCACCTAATAATTGTTTATACAGAGCGGATCTTTCTTTTATAATGTCTTGCAGTTTTTGCATCTGTGTTCTCTCATCACTAACGCCTGAGTCTCCTTGGAAAGGATCAGTTGTGGTCCCAGTGATAGTGGTGTTGGTTTTTTTCGTTACATCGTCAAATCTAGTTTTAGGGTCTGGTCCACTTTCTGCTTGTGTCCCTTGATCTTCTGTTTCTTCTTCTATCTTTTTTTGTTTTTTCTCCTCTGCTCTTTCATCACGAGGTTTTTTATCTATGTCCTCTGCCCCTAACTCCTCTATAACTTCGCCAAAAGTTTTAGGATCCTCTTCTCTTTGTTCTTTTCTCTCTTTAGTTGCACCACTAGCTTTTTTTAAATCTTCTTGTTCTTTAATTATATCTAAACTTTCGGCTACGCTTTTTTCCATACCCTCTGCAATACCTCTAGTATCTAGACCAGCGTACGCTTTTAATACAGCCTCTGGAGACATGCTTTCATATTCTTCTAAAGTTAAACCTTTGAATATGTTAAAAGGTGGTTTGCTAGATATGGCACCTGATTCGTCATAACCCAAATCAATACCAAAAGGATTAGCGCTACCTCCGTTAGTAAATCTTTGAACAACACCGCCGTTAGCAAATGCGGGTATGCCGTACTGACGTAATAAATCTTTGTTTATTCTTTTTTTAAAAAGAGGTCTGTCTAAAATAGCCATTAGTTGCCTCCAAATAGAGAACTAACGCCTCCACCGAATCCACCAAGAGAACCAAAGGCTCCAAGACCAGCTATACCTAATCCTGCGATTTGTTGTAGTGTGGAAGGAGATGGAGATTGTGTATAAGTAATTTGTGATGAAGGCACCCCTCGTAAAATATCAGATGCAAAAGCTACTCTTTCAAAAGGTTCTTTTTGTTCAGCAAGAGTTGTTGCTCTAGCGGCCTCTATTTGTGCTTGACCAGGAACAAAAGCTTGAGTCGTAGGATCGACAAAACCAAACTGTTGTGTCAGTTGTCCGAGGCCTAGTAGCCTGTCTATATCTCTAGACCCCAATTGAGATCCAAGCTGTCCTAAACCTGCTTGTGCTTGCGCACCTCTTAAAGTTTGAGAGCCTATCGCTCCTAACTGTTGAGCAGTTCTGGCTTGTGCTTGTTGTGCCTGTAAAAAGTTTCGTGATAAGTCTTCAAAAATTCTTTGTGATTTTACTTGTGCTAAGTTTCTAGCTTCCTCTGCTTCACGGACACCGAATCGTGAACCACCGAAAGCTCCAGCGGCTACGGCTTCGGCAGCGGTTCGTTGTCCTTGCATGGCTGCCTGCCTATCTAGTTCCGCTAATGCTTGTTGTGTTACTTGTTGTTGGAAAGGGTCCATAAAAGTTGAAATTTGATTTGGATCTAAAGTTTGTTGCGCTGCAGTTAAAGCTCCAAGACCAGCACCAATGGTTGTGCCAGCAGCATCTAAGAAAGGTTGATAAGCGCCCAGTCCCTCTTGTGCTCTTTGAATAGCTGCTTGTTGTTGTGGAGATAATCCTGCAACTTCGAAAGCAGGGATAGTGGTGGCTGTCCCAGCTAGTCCCGGTTGTGCCTCTTGGAAATCAGGATCTCCTGGCTGCCCCACCTGTGGTATGCCAAAAACTGAAGCTAATAATTTTTCTACTCTATCCTCAATAAACGGTGCTTGTCTTTGAAACTGAACTACTTCTTGAACCATTACGCTACTCTCTTTTCAAATTTATCCATCATGTCGTACATCATCTTAGCGCCTTTGCGACGCTGTTCTAACTTATCATCTTTATCTGCACCATTCAATGCGCCTAGTCCTCTAACTGCTTTTGCAGTCATTACAAACTCTCCATCACTTAACATGGCAGGTATGTCATCAGACTTTTCTGTGCCAGGGCCAGAAATCTGACCAGTCTTACGAGGAAATCCTCCCTCAGCAACCTGTGCTATTGGCCGTAGTGTTGGAGAAGCTGCTCCGTACTGTCCAGTTGCAGTATCAAAAAAAACTGCTCGAGGAGGAGTAATGTCTAACATACCTCTACTACCTGCCTCTGGTGGAGGAGGAACACTTGACTTTTGCTCTTCATCTTTAAATGCGCCTAACGCACCTAACCCTCCAAGACCGAGAGCTGCTGTTGCTAGTTTATTATCTTTTGCAAACTGTAAAGCTCTCTGTGCCAATGTTTTTTTAACAGCAGAAGTTTGTGCTTGTTTTTTTGCACCCGCCTCCATCGCTTGCGCTAAGGCTCTATTTCCTACTGGGGCTGTCCCACTAACTGTTGTTGCAGGGGTCCCAAAACCTAATGCAGATTTTGCACTTGTACCAAAAGCACCTAGTCCTTTGCCTCCTACTAAACCGAAAGAAGGTGCGATTGCACCTAAACCATAACCCATCAATGCTGATGTGGCTATGTTTGCAGGGTTATCTCCTCTTGCAAAAGATCCTAAACCCGCCCCAATAGAAGCACCTATAGGACCACCAACTGCGAAACCTATTGTTCCTGTGATAACTGGTAGGATCTTCTTAAACATTTTACTCCTCGCCTGTGGCTGCGCCACTAAATAAGTTAGGCGCTATTACATTAACATCTCTTCTAATATCTGATTCCGTTGTGTCTGTTTCTGGATTGTCAATATCTGCCTGACACTCCTCATGTGAATTATACTCTTGCCCTGTCTTAGTGTTAGTGACAGTTGTCTCTACTTTAGCACTGTATACTGGGACTTGTTTACCGTCTATCGTATCATAACGCAATAGAACGGGTTCATCTACAATTTTCGCCATAATACATTTTTATAGGTGTTTTACATAGAAATCAATTATTTTACTGTATTATTTGAACCAGCCTGCGAGAGCATATCTTTCTCCTTTTGTAATTAGGTTTACTTTATGTAAAATAATACCGTTTGAAAATACTAATAATCTACCTTTTTTAGGTTTTATGGTTGTTTCATTTTCAAAAACTGTTTCTCCTCCATCAAACTCGTCATTAAGATATAAGATAAAAGCTATGGCATCCCCCTCATCGACATGATTTTTCATATGACTACCTTTTTCTCTCTTTACTATTTCCAGTTTGTCTAAACTGTGTTTTATGTCAAAATCTTTACGAATTCTCTTTATAAGCCCGAATCCATCAAGAGGTATTTCTAAGGGTGTAGTGTCATGATATTTGTAAGTTTTTTGTAAATTATCATTATACAGTTTTATAAAATTTTTAGCCGTATTGTTGTCAATATAATTATCAATACATGTAAAAAACTTTTTCAAGATTTATATCTTGAAACCTATATTGCCTGAAATAGAAACTCTATATTCGTCAGATGTATAAAAAGGGTAAACACAATGATTTAAAGAAGCTGGAAATAAAGCGACCTTTCCCTCCCAACTGTTATCTACAGGCAAAGCTTCTTGTGTAATTCTGCCTGACGGATCTGAAAAGAAAAAAGCAAACATACCCGCTCTAAAATCTGGCTCACTTATATTAGGTAAACGTGCTCTCTCATCCTCCATTTTAAAAGGCACTTTATGCCAGATAACAAAACTAAATAATCCATCATGAACATGAGGTGGGTTAAACTCATATTTTTTTTGAAAGTTTACCCACAAGTTAAATAACTCAACTTCACAAGCTTTGTAATTTAATGTTGAGTGGGCTTTCTTAAAAAAGTTTGGATATTTTTCTTTATGTTTAACAACCATATGCATTAACATAGGCGATACTGCAGCTTTACCTCTCGGTATACTATATTCATGTTTAATGTTACCTGCTAAATCACCGTTAATAGGGGATAATGCTTTTTCTTTAATCACATCATCAAGAATTTCTAATATGTCTTTAGGAACGTCGGCGAGTACATACATTACTGTTGTTGTTTTACCTCCAATACTGAAACCTCTATCATCGCTCTTGAGGCGGCATTGGCTTGAACTTTCATAGAGTCCCCTTCTTGATACACCATACTAGTGCTTATGGTGTTTGTGTTTGAGGCCGCCACATCAACTTGAAAGATTTGAAAATCTGCACTACCATCATTGTGATCGACATTTACAGTTACTGCTGCAGATCC